AAAAACGCTTGGTTTGGTAGTGATTCTGCTATGACTTACACAGCTTTTGATCTTCATAAGAAGCTTACTGAAGAAGAAGGATATGATCCTACTTCTGACGAATATTATTCGGAAATAGATAAAAGAATAAGACTTGAATTTCCGCATAAATTTGCTACAAATGAAGGCAATACCACAGAAAGAGCAAAACCTGCTCAAACTGTGGCTTCAGCTAAACGTCCGAGCGCAACAGGACGCAGAAAAACTGTGAAACTCACACCGTCACAAGTAGCAATCGCTAAAAGATTAGGTGTGCCACTCGAAGAGTACGCAAAACAATTAACCACGAAGGAGGCATAAGCGTATGGAACAAGATAAAAACATAAAAGCTTCTCGTGCGAGTCAGACAAGAGTGAAGTCAGTTAGACCTCAAACTTGGACTCCCCCGTCATCACTAGATGCACCACCTGCGCCTGATGGATACAGACACAGATGGATTAGAGCAGAGACAATGGGCTTCGATGATACGAAGAATATGTCAGCTCAGTTGAGATCAGGATGGGAACTCGTAAGAGCAGACCAATATCCTGAACAAGACTTTCCAACTGTTAATGAAGGAAAATACGCAGGAGTCATAGGGGTCGGCGGCCTATTGCTGGCTAGGATACCTGAAGAGATCGCAAAATCACGTGAAGCCTATTTTGCACAACAAACTAGAGACCGTGATGAAGCAATAAACAACGATCTAATGAAGGAACAGCACCCAAGTATGCCTATCAATAATGATAGACAAACTCGTGTAACCTTCGGTGGTACGAAGAAAGACTAATTTTTAGTGATTTCTAAGACTACCGATCAACTTAAAACTCTAAGGAGAAAAAACTATGGCAAATAAAGACGCTGCTTTTGGTTTGAAGCCTATTGGTAAAGTTGGTCAAAATGCAGACAACCAAGGTATGTCAGAATATTTAATCGCAGATGCTTATGCGACTTCTATATTCCAAGGTGACCTTGTAACTGCAGTAAATGGCGGTACAGTTGAAGTCATTGACGATGCTACTACAACTAACATCGTTGGTGTATTCTGGGGAGCTTTCATTACGAAAGATCCATCAACTGGAAAACCAAAATTTACGAACTTTTACAGTTCGACCGACGTTGCTACTGGTGAAGAAATCAGAGCTTTCGTATATGACGATCCTTTCGCAAGGTTCGAAATACAATCAGACAACGCTAGTGCTTCTGCACAAGGTGATGTGTTTGCAAATGCAAACATTACTTACCTAGCAGGTAGTACAATCAACGGCGTTTCAAAAACTGAACTTGCTGACGCAACAATTGGGTTGTCGACAGCTGCACAATTGAGAATTATGGGTGTTTCAAAAGACATTGAAAACTCAGACATCTCTTCAGCAAATGTTAACTGGGTAGTTGGCGTTGCTGGACACTTGTACAATGGTTCAGGTCAGGTCAACAGTTAATAAGGAGACATAAATTATGGCTATATCAAGACAACAGCTAGTTAAAGAACTAGAGCCAGGTTTAAATGCTCTATTTGGCCTGGAATATAAACGATATGAGAACGAGCACGCAGAAATTTTCGATACAGAAAATTCAGACAGAGCTTTTGAAGAAGAAGTGATGTTATCTGGTTTCGCGAATGCTGCGGTAAAACCGGAAGGTTCTGGAGTGTCTTATGACAATGCTCAAGAAACTTACACAGCTCGTTATACTCACGAAACAATCGCTTTAGCGTTTGCGATCACTGAAGAAGCGATCGAAGACAACTTGTATGATAGATTAGCAAGCAGATACACAAAAGCTCTTGCAAGATCTATGGCAAATACAAAACAAGTTAAAGCGGCTAACGTGTTAAACAACGCGTTCAACACCAACTTTGCAGGTGGTGATGGAGTAGAACTATGTTCTGCGTCTCACCCAACAATTGCAGGTACTTACTCAAACGAGTTAGCAACTTCAGCTGACTTGAACGAGACATCTTTAGAGCAGTCGTTAATCGACATCGCTGCTTTCACAGATGAAAGAGGCCTAAAAGTTGCTGCAAGAGGAATGAAATTAATCATCCCAAGTGAATTACAATTTACTGCGGAAAGATTAATGAAATCTTCTGGTAGAGTTGGAACAGCAGATAATGATGTAAACGCAATCGCGTCTATGGGAATGATTCCACAGGGTTATACTGTGAACCATTACTTAACTGACACAGCTGCGTTCTTCATCAAAACTGATGTGCCGAACGGCTTGAAAATGTTCGTGAGATCACCTATCAAAACTTCAATGGAAGGTGACTTCGATACTGGTAACGTTAGATACAAAGCTAGAGAGAGATATTCATTTGGATTCTCTGATGCTAGAGGTATCTTTGGTTCGCCAGGAGCGTAATCAACGAATTAGGTGGGCGGGTTTATTGACCCGCCCATCAATTTAAGGTAAAGGAGAGAGTGTGAGAACTTATCTAATTAAAATATTTACAAAACATCTACAAACAAAATTCAATATCAACTCAGATAAGGAGATTAATGATGTCAAAGACTTACATAATCCTATTATTGACTATCTGGGAAAAAATGATATAGAATGGGAGCCAAATTCATTGAAATTTAGCGGAACTGCTAAAGGAGGTGGATATTATATAACCTATGAGGAGGTTGCTGATGGCAAACGACAAGATGTTACTCTTCGCAAAGAAGATACAACTCGAATCTAAATGGAACGAGATGTTTCTTGCTAATAATGGCGAAGTAACACCAAATATGTCGGCGCTAGGAGATGAGATCAAAAATGTTATTAGATCTATCTTAAAAGCGCAAGAAGCTGAAGCTTATAAAAACAGCAAAGATTTAGAAGTACATCTTTACGCTGGATAAATAAGCCAAAACTTTGCAAAAAGTGGTAACACTTGCTAAGGATACCTTGCACTTCTGTAAAAATTTCTATATAATTTAATCACTATACATTTTAAATTGACATAGACGCGTATAGTCGACGGCCTAAAGACTGTGTCAATATAATTAGGAGGATAAAACTATGGCTAAAACTTCATTCCAAGGAGTAGTTAGATCATACGGCGGACAAGATAAAAGCTCTGGTGTTTCACCAGCAGTGATGACTCAATCAGAAGTTATCAGTTTTGATGCTGGATCTACAACTTCAACTCAAGTTAGAATCGGAGCAAGTGCAACTGCAGGTGAATACTTTGTATTACCATCGGGTGCGGTTCCAGTTCAATTTGCTGTAACTATTGCTGCTACTGGCGCAACAGCTACAGTTGATATTGGATCTTCTGCAGATGATGATGGTTTCTTTAATGAAGCTGTTGTTGGTGTAAAAGGTACAATCACAGGAGCGAATGGTGCAGAAGTTATCGCAGCAGGTATCACTTCAAACACTACTGTATATGGTATGGTAGGAGATGTTGCTGGTACTGGAACTGTAACAGGTGTTTTCACTTATGCAGTTGCTGATAACGGCAAACCAAGCGAGTAATAATTTTTGGAGCTCCTTCGGGAGCTCCATACTAAGGAGAACAAATGAGTTATAAATCAGACGTAAAACCAGTCGTGGTTGCAGCAGCTTCAACTGCTCAAGTTTTGTTTACAGGTAGAACAAGACTTAGAGGCTATATGATTCAATCAACAGGAAGTTCTGGTTCTTGTGTTATTAACGGTTTAGCAAGTGCTACAACGGTTAGTTCAACAACAACAACTGGAGTTTATATTCCTATAAATGTCGGCGCAGGAGAAACAGAAACTTTAAACATTCCAGAAGATGGTGTGTTATATGCAGATTCTGTAAGTGCAGATATTGTTGATGGAATTGGTGTAACTGCAAAGTCAACTACAATTACTGTTACATTATTTATAGATAAATAGGAGGGTAGATGACTACCTCTGGTACTACATCATTCGATCTTGAGATCGACGAAATCATTGAAGAAGCTTTTGAAAGAGCTGGCGTAGGTGGAACTCGTACGGGTTATCACTTAAAAAGCGCTAGACGATCACTTAATATTTTATTTTCTGAATGGGGAAATAGAGGTGTTCATCTTTGGAAAGTGAAACAAGCGACAATTCCTTTGGTCCAGGGTCAAGCAGAATATAATTATGCAAACGATAATGCTAATTTTCCGCAAGATATTAATGATGTATTAGAAGCCTATGTAAGAAATAACACAACTCCAACAGCACCAGTTGATCAAAGTTTGACAAAAATAGACAGATCAACTTATGCAAATCTTCCAAATAAATTAGCACAAGGAACACCTTCACAGTATTATGTTCAAAGAACAACAAGTCCAAGTGTGTTTTTATATACCACACCAAGTGCTTCTTATTCTGGATCCAACTATCAACTTAAATTTTATTATCTTGCAAGAATAGAAGACGTAGGGGCTTATACCAATACAGCAGACATTGCATATAGATTTATTCCTTGTATGACTTCTGGTCTTGCTTATTTTTTATCTATTAAACATTCACCTGAAAAAACAGAACAGTTAAGATTATTATATGAAGATGAATTACAAAGAGCATTAACCGAAGACGGTCAAAGAACTTCTTTGTATATTTCACCACAAACATTCTATGGAGATGGAGTCTAATGGCTGGATTTTCACGAGGTAAATATTCACAAGCAATATCAGACCGATCAGGTCAAGCTTTTCCATATACTGAAATGGTTAAAGAATGGAATGGTTCACTTGTTCATATTTCTGAATATGAAGCTAAACATCCACAACTTGAACCTAAACCTCAAGGCGCGGACCCCGAAGCACTACAAAGAGCAAGGCCTGCAAGAACAGAACCTGCCGTTGCAAGAATTTTAAATTTAAATCCATTAACCGCGACAAGTGGTTCAACAACTCTTTCTGTGTTTGAAGAAGCTCACGGAAGAACAACAGGAGATATTGTTAGATTTAGAGATGGTGAAGGTTTTT